CAGATAAAGATCAGATTGTAATGTTAGTTGAAGAGTTTGGCGAACTATCTAGGTCTGTTATCCGTACCCCAAAGGTAACAGAAAAGTGGCTTAGTGAAAACGGCTACCCTGTATCACGAGACAATCTCCGTGATTCGATTGGCGATATGATCGTTGTCCTTATAAATATAGCTATGCGAAATGATTTATCCTTATACGAGTGTATAGCAAAAGCATATGATGAAATCAAAGATCGTAAGGGTAAAATGGTTAATGGTTCTTTTATTAAAGAGGAAGAAAATGAATAAAGTAAAAGGAAAAGAACGAATGCATAAAGATCCGAATAATTGTTGTAAATGTGGAGAAAAACTTAAAGGTGTAAACCATAGAAGAACAACACCTAAAATGTGCCCATCTTGTCGAGGTGACCAAGTCGGTGGTAATAGTGTCATAAGACAGATATATTTAGATGCACAAGATAATCCTACGGAACCAGCCGAAGACGAAATGTTTTTTGAAGATGACCCAAGAGCTGAAGAAGAAATAATGTATGGCAGAGTAAAAAGACAACCTTCCGTTCTTTCTTATGGAGTGTCCGAGTTAGCTGATATTATGGTTCCAAGTTTGACTAATCCTGCTTACAAACATAAAAAAGGGTCAGCCAGAAACGGCACTCGTTTTTCAATTAAAAAGGAGCATGAACAATGAACTGTTGGCATTGTAAAACTAAACTTATCTGGGGAGGTGACCACGATTTAGAAGAAGAAGATTATGAAGACTTTTGTATGTCTACTAATCTTAGCTGTCCTAAATGTGGCTCTCATATAGATGTTTATTTACCAAGACAAAAGGAGGAAGGAATGGAAGGATCAATAAAAAACGCATGGCTTGTAGAAGTCTATAGCCCCCAAGATGAAGTTTGGGATTTAGTAAGGGCATACCCATCTACAAAGTTGGTAACTATAAATAGTGCAATGATGCACCCAGACCAACAAGAAGATATTAATGAAGCAAGGGCTTGTTTACATTATACTCAGTTAAATAAACAAGATACATTTACAGAATATCGTTGGCGATTTGGCTTTTTTAAAGCCTATAGTCCTGAGATGCACCAAAAAGAATGGACCTATAAGATCGTCTACGACCCAATTACTCAAAAGACTGAGGAGATTGAAGAATGAGACTAGAGCCTTCATCATATTATAGAATAAGAATAACAAATAAAGGTAATGGTGGTTCATCATATATTGGATCATTCAAAACAAAAGAAGAAGCTCAAAAGAAGATAGAGCATGTACCAGCTTTTCAGCGAAACGATAACTTCTATTCATTACATATAGAGCAAATGGAAGACATGATACGGTACGAGTTTAGCGACTAAAAACATTACTTTGTACTTTTATTGCTTTTTTTGACGGGCTATACTTTAGTATAAGTTAAATTAAAGAAAGGAAGAAAATGTCGACATACCTAACAAAACAAAAAGATCGTAACTTAGTTCAGATTTCGAACAAAGAAACTATTAAAGACCTGCGAGATATCCAAGATATCTTATGTGCTGAGACAGGTTTAAACCTTAGTATACAAAACGTGGTAAACCACTTAATCAAAGAATACTTAAAAGAAAGATGAGTATTTGTAGATCATGTAACGAAGCTGAGGTTCCTTTACTTCGGCTTCGTCTAGGTTACAAAGTTTGTCTTAGCTGTGGAGAAAAAGATGCACGTCAGGTTGTGCATACAATAGTTCCTATGCATAAGTCAAATTATGTAGTAATATCAAACTATGACGAGTTAGTCAGCATCAATACAAAGGGAGGGTAACGATGGCTTGGAAACAACTTGAACAAGGTCACGGCTTTGGTTATATGGAATATTGGGATCCTGAAGATTGGGCACATCCCGAATATCCTAACGAAATTTTTCCAGAGGGTGGCGAGTATATGTCAGAAGAAGCAGCTCGTGGGTTATTAAAATTTCATGCCTTTAATGGTCGTCACATGGATGTTTATCAGTTTTTACATAAAGAAGAAGCTGATGGGTCAAGAAACCTTGGGGATGGTTCTACAGAGTATTGGGAAAAAGGTGATATATTATATAGTTATATCATTCACCACAGAGAAGAAACATGGAACTTTTTTAGATATAGAATGGAGGTATAAATGAAACATACGTGGAAGATAACATATCCTGATGGAGAAATCGAGTTTTGGCACGATTCCATCAGCGATGTTGTGCCAGAATTGGCTCGCCTACAAAAAATTCATAAGGGTGGTGTTAGTATCGATCTCCACCCTACTCAAATAGTAGAAGATTTGGAGGATAGTGATGCCAAAGTTACGAAACATTGACGTCTACCATAACCTTACGGTCAATGCACCAGAAGGATCTTATGAGTGGGCTAAGAAACTAGGGCAACAACACATTTGCCTAAATAAGGGTCAGTTTAAATCACAAACTTTATGTGGCAAGGCAATGCTCGGGAATAATTATGCAAAAGATATCCCGATCGCTTACAAAGTTCAGTGTTTAGACTGTCAAAAACTGCTTTATCGTATCAACCGAGATAAAGCATAAAAAAGGAGTTATGGGGCAATACTTTGTAATAGTAATCATAGTTTTTGCCCTATATACTTAATCTATAAGTTAAACTTAATCAACTAGAAAGGACGAAATAATGTCACATAATGTAGAAACAATGGCTTGGGCAAACGAAAAGCCTTGGCATAAATTAGGAGTCGAAGTTTCAGCCGACTTATCCCCAGAAGAAATGCAAAAAGCTGCACAGCTTGATTGGACCGTTTCTAAGCGACCAGCATATACTATCGATCAGCCCGAGTGGTCTGAAAACGTAGGTGTGATGAATGCCGATGGTCACCATTTTATAGTTCGTGATAGCGATAACCAAGTATTATCCGAGTGTGGAAATGGTTATATACCAATCCAAAACAGAGATATATTTGACTTCTTTGTGAAGTTTACCCAAGCAGGTCACATGAAAATGGAAACTGCAGGTTCACTTAGAGGTGGTAAAGAAATCTGGGGTTTAGCCAAACTTGCCGATGACTTTGAGTTAGCAGGAGGTGACGAAGTTAAAGGTTATCTTCTCATCAACCAACCACACGCTGTAGGAAAAGCAATGACAATCAAGTTTACACCGATTCGAGTTGTCTGTAATAATACACTAACTATGGCACTGAGAGGAGAAGGCACTGCACTTCGTATGCCACACGTCAAGGACTTTAATGCAGATGTTCGTGCTGCAGCAGAAGAAGCACTTGGTCTTAGTAGTCAAGCGATTGCCGACTTCAAAGAAAAAGCAGCCTTCTTAGCTTCACGTCAGTTCAAGCAAGAGTCCGTACTTAACTACATCGCAGAACTTTATCAGCCACAAATACTTGTCGATAAAGCCAAAGCGATTACTAGCGAAGAATTCGTTATGCAGGAGAAGTTCAACACTACTGCTAACCAAGTTCTTCAAAACATCGACCTAAGTCCAGGAGCCACAATGAAGTCTGCCAAGGGTACTTGGTGGGGTGCATTGAACGGAGTAACGTATCTCGAAGACCACCAGCGAAAAGGAACTGCTGTCGGGAACTCCCTTCATTCATCATGGTTTGGTGTTGGTGCCTCAAGAAAAGCTAAAGCATTAGACAAGGCTCTTGAATATGCAAATGTCTGATTATTCTTTTATGGAGTATGTCCAGTTCGCTCTGGACATCTTCATTCTAGTGGCTACTTGATAAGCCCTTCATCATCATATCTTTCTTACTTTCACCCCATAGTTTTTTGCTATGGGGTTTTTCTTTGCTTGGATGTACTCACTGACAGACTCGTTTGTAAAATACAGTAAATTAGAGTCAATCAATTAGCCCATAAAAAACATTATTTTGTAGTATAAATCGCTTTTTTGTCCGTTTATACTTTAAGTAAGTTAAATTTTAGAAAGGTAGAAAAAAATGTTTACAGAACTACACACTACAATGTTTTCACACTATGGGGAAGATCTACCAAGATCCTATTCTTCTATTGACCAGCTTTGTCATAAATTGGGAGAAGATCCATATTGTTATAATCCTGAGTCTATTGCTGATCAAATTGATAAAGATCTAGAAATTGAAATTGCTCGTGAAGACTCTAAAAGAGTCGCTGAATTGCAAGCTATGTTAAGAGAGGTGAACTAATGTATGCACTTTATGCTTGTCGTGATGAATTCTCAAATGTCTTCTTGCGTACCTTTCCTCATCTGGGTATGATGTGTTCGGATACTATTGAACTTGGGTCGGGTACTTATGATTGTTCCTTTCCTGAGTTCCCTGAGGCTTTCGAACCATTCGCCTTTAACCTTAAAAATGGTAGCGTGTACCACTTCGCTGATGAATGGAGTCTCGTTTTAGATGAAGCCGAACTCGATCGCTTCTTTGCTTCGTTCTATCGCTACACTAAAAATACACACATACACATTTAATATATATTGGGGCATTTTGTCCCAATGTTCTTTTAAAACACTTTGCTTGTCTGAGTGAAGTAAAGTACCGTCATAATGTCATAATGTCATAAGTTCGTTTGTAATGCTCTGTAGACCTTGAATCATGGTTATGAGATTTGTATTTACAATATCATATATGTAATGATAGATAATGGGTCGGGAAGTTTGTTTTCTGTTTTTGTTTATATAACTCACTGTATATTGTTATTGCGTAGGGTTAGATTTGGTGTTATGCTATCTCTGAAAGAAAGAAAAGGAGAATCAAATGAGAGACCTTGTGTACACTCCGTTAACGCCATCAGATTGTGGCAATTACTGGGTAACGTCAGACGGTAAGAGACATCGTCCACTACTTCCAAAGCATAAAAAGTTTTGTAGACTCTATGTAGAGGGAATGTCTGGTGCCGCAGCAGCACGAAAATCAGGATTTACAAAGAACATGATTGGCTCGAAAGTTCAAGGTTCTGCAATGTTGCGAACAAATCCATTAGTCGCAAACTTCATTGTTGAGCTTTTGGATAAGCAGAGAGAACGAGCTGATGTGTCGATTGGTTCACATCTAACAGAATTATCCCATTTGCGTGATGAAGCGAAGGATACAGGGCAAATTGCTGCAGCCATCTCAGCCGAGGTCAATCGAGGTAAGGTCGCAGGACTCTATATTGATCGCAAGGAGGTTTTGGTGTCAAAGGTTGAAACAATGAGTTCGGAAGACTTGATATCCAGGATAGAGCAATTAATCGACGGCAGCAACATGAAAGTAGTGGACCATGTATCAGACGGAGAAGAACCTATACCAAGCGATGAAGAAGAACTTGTCGAGAGTACATTGGCAGCGAATTGAGACAGGAGCAATATCAACAGGTGTTCCTGATGTCAATGGTTGTTTTGGAGGATCAGACTTTTGGGTTGAATTGAAGATAGGCAAGGTAGAGTCAATCAAACTATCAGCACAGCAATGTGCATGGCACATGAGGAGAGCTTCATCAGGTGGAGTTACTTGGATATTTGCCAGCGACCCTTCATCACGTCAACTTTGGCTCATCTCTGGGAATCAATCAATCAATCTAAGAAATAGAGAGGTGAATTCATCACTATCAGTTCATCATTATAGTCAACCATATGATTGGAAAGCGATTTTGAAACAGCTTTGTTTGATTGACCGATTGACTGACTGAGTGTTTGACTGACTCGTTCTTATAGTAGAATTGACGTCATAAAATAACATAAAATAACAGTATACTTACAGGAACTTGTTATATACTATATAATGATAGTTCGAAATTAATCGGCTATATAGAAAGTAGAAAGGTCCATTAAAATGGCAAAAGCTCAAAAGAAGATCAACACTTCGAAGTCTGTTGAAAAAGTAGAAGCTCCAAAGTTGGCAGTAGTATCACCCGTTGGAAACTCTGGGATACCTCGTCCAGCTAAGTCAGGCTTCGATACTCGCAAAGTTACATTATTGACAAAGGTTATCGAAAATCGTAAGATAGCTAGTCAAGCGATGATTATCTTGAATACTCTCGAGATTCTTGGTGGCTCTGCTACTCAAAAAGATATCGTTGATAATCTTGTCGAAAATGGTCTTGCGACTGTACAAACTCCAAAACGTATCTATGATTTCTATCGTAAGATGCTGGTTGAAGCTGATTACATTTCGCTTGACTAACCTAACTTTGAAAGCAGCTTCGGCTGCTTTCATTTTGCTCTTGCCCCTGTTTGACTGATTGACTGACCAGTCATCATCAGACCCTTCATCATCATACTTACTCACACTAACACTTTAAACTTTTGAATTTGAAAAGGATTGACTGAACTCTCTGTATTGTCTGTTTGACTGACTGACTGACTCGAACCATACAGAAAAAGCATAATAAACCATTATTAAACAGCTTTTTGTTAGGTTATATTTACTTATAAATTAACTTAGTAAAGGTAAAGTAAATGGCTTATTTCGATAAATTAGTAAATATAATATTAAATGCGTGGTCTGATGGTAATGTCGTCTCTTATGAATATACTCCTAGTTATGATAAATGTGGGTCTGGTATTCCAACTTGTATGTGGGCTGATGTCACTGATGGCTGTCTTGTAACTATACTTCGTTCTCCTTATCAATCTGATCATGGTCATTATGATTGTATGCTTCATATTACTAATATGGATGATGATGGTGGTCCTGTTACTAAATCTTATTATATAGCTTCTTCCGATGATTATGATGCTGCTGAAAAAGCTCTCCTCATTGAGTTGCTCTTATGGGTGGAGTTATGATAAAATTCGTATTAGAACTGCTCGGTCTTTGTGGTTTATTCTTAGCTTGGTGTGGTCTTAACTTCGCTGTTATTCCAATTATTGAACAGGGTTGGATTGACCCCGTGTCTCATGTACTGTTCCTCGGTATTGGTTTCATAGGTATGCTAGTAGTCATCATGGTACTTCTCTATCCTTTCTTTCATGGCACTTCATCATCATCATAATGTTCGCTATAGGTGAGTGTATACGCACTCACCTGTATTTTTGCTCGGTGTTTTGTCTGACTGACTGACTGACCGACAAGGAAATACATAGTTAACATGTTAACTAAATAAATTAATAAAAGGTAAATAAATGTTATTTAACGCTTTACTATAGTAAATAAATAATAGTATACTAGTACCAAGGGGGCTAGGTGGTCTAGCCCCTATAATAAGAAAGTAAAGAAAGGTCAATAAAATGACAAATATTAAAAACCCTACTAATAACGGTAAAGCTGAAACACCTACTACTAACCCTACTACTATAAATAGAATGGGCGTTCCAGCCCCTGCTAGTGGTTCTAGTGCTAACGTAAAGGTTACACTAGCCCCTAACGTACTAGATCTATTAACTAGTAATCCTTTACCACCTCAAGCCCATTGCTTACTACTAGCCCTAGATCAGCTAGGTGGTACGGCTACTAAAACAGAAATACTAGCTGAACTAGATAATACACCTTTTCAGTCAGGTCAAACTAAGACCCGTATATGGGCTTTCTACCGTCAAAGATTAATGGCAGATAGTGGTACTTATAAAGGTGCTAACCCCTACCTAGTTAGGGCTTAGCCCCCTAGCCCTAGCCCCTAGCCCTAACGGGCTAGGGGTTTTATTTTATCTAGTTAGTTAACATGTTAACTATCGCCCCCTACGGGGTCACTCTAGCCCTAACGGGCTAGTAGCCCTAACGGGCTAAAAAGTTTTAAGACCCCCTATTTACTAGCGTAAAAGCTAGACCCCCACCCCCTATATAAAGGGGGCATACCAAAGTTTTAGCACTAAAGTGCAGCTGTCTCGAATAATATCACTCATTTTTTTAATATTGAAATTTTTAGACCCCCCACCCCTACTATAGTATAAAAGAGTCAGGAACCTTCTTACCCCCTTTTAATTTTTTAAAAAATAGTATATATGTAAAAGAACCATGGAGGAAGATGCATGAATATTGGTGGACTAACATCTATTCCGAGTAACGCTACTCCACAGCAAACGGAAATAAATGGACAGCCCCATATGCTTGCCTATATAAATCCGCAAGAAGCAGAGTTATTACTAGCTCGTGGGGGAACAGGTTCTCCTACTGTATCAGGAATTCCAGCTTTTTACAATCCTGCCGACGATATGGGAATAGAAAGTTCTCTTAGTGATATGGAATCTATTTCAGCAGGATTGGGATCACAAAGCGATAGTGGCGATGACAACATTGGTTCAGTAACCTTTAGTGTAGACGATAAGGGAAATATATCTACGATTGGTGGTCCAAACACTAATATGGGCGATACTATGACAGATCCAAATTTTGGAGGTTTTACGCCAGCTGATGTAAATACGACTACTTTAGGAACGGGTGGTTTTGCAGATTTGGGTACAGGAAGAAGAGATGATATTAATTTAGGATATGAAGCCAAAAATTTTTTTAATAAGTTTAATACTAAAGACCTAGTAAAAGGTGGTATAACAGCTTTATCTTTATTTCCAAACCCTTTACAGCCTGTAGCTCAATTGTTTTCTAAAGCAATGACATTAAGTGATCTTGTAGGTATTGCAAAAGGAGACCGTAGTGGAATTATGGGTAATATAGTTGGAAGTCTTGAAAATACTGCCAATAGTCTTTCCCAACCTGATCTGGGTTCATTAACGGAAAGTTTGGCTGCACAAGCAAGAGGTGAATAGTGAATCTTAACTCTTTGCAAGATGTTCAAAAATATATGAGTAGTGTTGATTTAACTACGTTAAAACGAGACGAGCTTCTTGAGTTAAATTTAATTGCAGATGAATTAGGAAGACGAGAAAAACAAAAAGCGTGCCGTTCAGACTTTCTAAGTTTTGTTAGAACTATGTGGCCAAACTTCATCGAAGGTGCACACCATCGAGTTATGTGTGAACAGTTCAATAAGATAGCTAGAGGTGAATTAAAGAGAGTTATAATAAATATGGCTCCTCGACATTCGAAATCAGAAATGTCAAGTTATATGTTACCCTCATGGTTATTGGGTATTAAACCCGATTTAAAAATAATTCAAGCAACACACACGGGTGAACTAGCCGTAAGGTTTGGTAGAAAAGTCAGGGATTTAGTTGACACAGAAGAGTATAAGGAGATATTTCCAAATGTTTCATTGCGAGCAGATTCCAAAGCAGCAGGAAGATGGGAGACGACAGAAAGTGGTGAATACTTTGCTTCTGGTGTTGGAGGTGCCATTACTGGTCGTGGTGCTGATATACTTATTATTGACGACCCCCACTCGGAACAAGACGCATTAAGTGAAACGGCAATGGACATGGCGTACGAATGGTATACTTCTGGTCCACGACAGAGACTTCAACCTGGAGGAACGATCATTCTTGTGATGACAAGATGGTCAAAAAAGGACTTAACAGGTCAATTATTAAAAGCACAAATGGCAGATGTTAGATCAGATAAGTGGGAATTAATCGAGTTTCCTGCAATAATGCCTTCTGGACAGCCCGTTTGGCCAGAGTTTTGGAAACTTGAAGAATTAGAAGGTATTCGAGCATCATTACCTCACGGAAAATGGGCTGCACAGTGGATGCAAGAACCAACAGGTGGCGAAGGTGCAATAATTAAAAAGGAATGGATAAAAATTTGGGAAAAAAGCGAGCCTCCAACACCCACTTATATAATTCAAAGTTACGATACTGCTTTTTTGAAGTCAGAACGTGCCGATTATAGTGCTATTACAACTTGGGGTGTCTTTTATTTGGACGAGGGAAGTGAAGCTAACATAATTTTGCTCGATTCTATTAAGGATAGGTTCGATTTTCCTGAATTAAAAGAAGCTGCATACGAAAACTATATACATTGGGAGCCAGATGTAGTTATAATAGAAGCCAAAGCGTCAGGAACACCTTTAACGCAAGAATTAAGAAAGATGGGTATTCCCGTGCAAAACTATTCTCCGAACAGGGGGCAAGATAAAATTGTTAGGGCTAATGCTGTGGCACCCTTATTCGAATCTGGAATGGTGTGGGTGCCAGAAACAAGATGGGCAGAAGAATTGGTGGACGAACTCACAGAGTTTCCTAATGGGGATCATGATGATTTGGTTGATTCCACTACTCAAGCTCTTTTACGGTTTAGGCAAGGTGGTTTTCTAAAGCACCCTAAAGACTATGAAGACGAACCTTTAGGTTATGAAGCAAAAAGTTTTGTTTATTATTAAGGATTTATTATGGCAGTTGAAAAAGTAGTTCCACTATTAGAAGAAGAAACTATAGAAATAGAGATCGCTCCTGTTGAGGACGAAGTTTCTTTTGATTCAGAAAGCACGGTTATGCTAGAAGATGGTGGTGCAGTAATAAACTATGAGGAGGATGAAGATGAATCTGAGGACGAGTTTGATGCAAATTTGGCAGAAGATATGTCGGATAGTGAACTTGGAGAACTTACAAGTGAACTTATTTCAGCTTATAAAGACGATCTGGAATCTAGGTCGGAGTGGCTCGAAAGCTACATCGAAGGACTCGATCTCCTTGGAACCAATACCGATGAAAGAAGTGAACCTTTTAGGGGAGCGTCAGGTGTCTACCACCCCCTCCTCGCAGAAAGTGCGACGCAATTCCAAAGTCAAGCGTACAAAGAACTCCTCCCCCCAAGTGGTCCAGTCCAAACAAGGCTCATCGGTGAAACGAATAAGGAAGTCGAAGCCCAAGCACTAAGGGTAAAGAATTATATGAACTTTATGATTCTTGACGTAATGGAAGAATTTGATCCAGAACTTGATCAGATGTTATACTATCTTCCTTTGTCAGGTTCTACGTTTAAAAAGACATATTTTGATCAAACACTAAACAGACCTGTTAGTAAGTTTGTACCAGCTGATGATTTAGTTGTTGCGTACACAGAAAGTAATTTACAAACTTGTGGTCGTTTTACTCATGTCATAACTATGAGTGCTAATGATTTACGAAAAATGCAAGTTTCAGGGTTTTATAGAGATATAGACTTAATTGAAGATGAGCAGATAGATGAAAACGATTCGAAAGAAAAAATTCAAGAAATAACAGGGTTTAGACGTTCTTCTCAAACGAGCGATATGGTAACTATTTTAGAAATGCATGTCGATTTAGATTTAGAAGGTCACGAAGACGAAGATAAAGACGGAGAAGCCACAGGAATAGCTGTTCCTTATATTGTAACTATTCATGAAGAAACAATGGATATACTAGCAATAAAAAGAAATTATAGGCAAGACGATAAAAGAAAACAAAAGATTAGATACTTTACGCATTATAAGTTTACTCCAGGATTAGGTTTTTATGGTTTCGGATTAATACATATGATTGGTGGGTTAACTAAATCAGCAACATCTATTCTTAGACAATTAATTGATGCAGGTACATTAGCAAACTTACCTGCAGGTTTTAAATCACGTGGACTAAGGGTACGTGATGATGATCAGCCCCTTCAGCCAGGAGAATTCCGAGACGTTGACGCTCCAGGATCGTCAATTCGTGATGCGATTATGCCACTGCCCTACAAAGAGCCATCAGCAACTCTCCTCCAGATGTTAGGTGTTCTTATTGAAAGTGGTAGACGTTTTGCATCCGTCTCGGATATTAACGTAGGCGAAGGAAACCAAGGACAGCCTGTTGGTACAACAGTAGCTCTATTGGAACAAGGTACAAAAATACTTTCTGCTATTCATAAACGATTACACTATGCTCAACGACAAGAACTAAGAATTTTAGCCGAAGTAATAAAAAATTCAACGACTTCAGAGTACCCTTATCAAATAGCTGGGGCAGAAGCAACAATAAAAGCGTCTGACTTTGATGATAGAGTTGATATTATTCCAGTAAGCGATCCTGCAATGTTTAGTATGAGCCAAAGAATTACTATGGCACAGACTCAACTTCAACTAGCACAGGCAGCACCACAAATCCATGACTTATATGAATCGTATAGAAGAATGTATTCGGCACTTGGGGTACAAAATATTGATCAGTTATTGCCTCCTAAAGCTGAGCAAGCACCGAAAAATCCTGCAAGTGAAAATATGGACGCACTTATGGCTAAACCACTTAAAGCGTTTCAAGGGCAAAATCACGATGCCCACGTGGCGACGCATAGTGCGTTTTTACAAGATCCGAATATGCAAAAGAACCAAATGGCAATGCAAGGATTAATGGCTCATATGCAAGAACATCTTGCATTAAAATATAAAGAACAAGTTGAGCAGGCACTTGGTCAGCCCCTTCCTGCTGAAGGTCAAACACTGCCACCAGAACAAGAAGCGATGTTAGC